GTTGATGTATATCAAATAACAGGTTCATCAAATGACCCTCTTATTAAGAATGGAGAACTATTTTATGATAATACAACTGAACAAATTACATTATCTTATTTAAGATCAAGCCCATATGGTCGTAATGATTTTTCTGTAACCGCTATATTAAAAAAAAATGGAATAAATAATTGGTCCGGATCATTAGTAGATCAATATCCATTACCCGTGGGTGAATGCGGAGATGCTTTTACATTTTCATTTGATAATGCACTATAAATTATTTGAAAATAAATGAAATTCCTATATTTTGGGGTAGTTCCAAAACATTCAAAGAAGATATGATTCATTTTATGCATAATTCTTTATAATCACTTCTTTTGTCTTTGCCTCTGGATTTTTAGAATTAATTGACCTTTTACATAAAATTGATAATGTGTTATATTTTTCATTTGTAAAGTTTTCACGCACTAAACTTACATCCGCATTACTTAACATTATTTTTTTATTTGTATCGGTTAAATTATGTATTAATGTAAATAAATTGGTATGATTTTCTAAGTTAAACCCATTTTCGGTATATCCTACAAATGATGTATCCGTTTCAGGAGCATATGGTGGATCAAGATATACAAAATCATTCGGTTCTACCATTTTAAGTGATGTGTTAAAATCACAACATTCAAATATTACATTTTGTATTAGATTATGTATTTCTTCTATATGTTCTTTATTAATAATTTCTGGATTATTATAATGTCCATATGGAACATTAAATCCTTTAGGACCAACTCTAAATACACCTCTAAAACAAGTTTTATTTAAGAATATAAACATCGCAGAACATAATATACTTTTTTTATCAGTTAAGCATAATTTGTTATATTCATTTCTTATCCAATAATAGTAATTTTCTTTTGCTATTTTTGCTTCTACTATATTTTTTGGTTTTCTATTTATTTCTCCATTTCCACATTCGTTAAAATCTCTAATAATAGTCTGGATTTTATCATATAATTCTTTATGTTGTGTTTGAATGTTTTTGTAGATATAAATTAATGATTCATTCAAATCATACGCATATATATTACCGTGTATCTTTATAATCCCACTTTTTACATAAGATAATAAAGTTAATAAAACACTGCCTCCACCTAAAAAAACTTCACGATAATTATTTATTTCAACTGGAAAATCCGGTATAATTTTATCTATAATTTGAGTTTTTCCACCAACCCATTTTATAATTGGTTTAGTGATATGTATTTTTTTATGATGAACATCTTTAACAAGTTTATTATCATATACAATTTCAATATTGCTAATTATGTTACTCGGTGATGTTTTTTGTAATTCAATTAATTTTTCATTAACATCATTATCTATTATTTCTTCTATTTTACTTTCAATGACACAAGGATTTTTTTTATTATTGTGTATAGTATACTGCGATTTTTGTTTAAACTCCTTTCCACACTTTTCACAGTTGTATTTAGCCATTTTTAGTTATATATATAAGATGAAACAATATTTTAAATCAATTTTTTTATAATAAGTATCAATTATAGATTATTTTGATTGATTGAATTTTTTATACTATCAATTATTTCATATGGTATAGGTAATATTTCATCAGCATTATTTGTTACTCTTTTTATTAATGAAAACAAAACATTCATCAATTGAATGTCTAAAAAAATTTGATTGTTTTATCTATAAAAAAACTATGAATAATGAAAATTGGACGGAATCTGGAATGTTTGTTAATTTGCGGTACCAAAACGGCGATTCATATATTGGAGAAGTGAAGCGTGGACAACGAGACGGGGTTGGAACATTCAAATCAGCAACATACATTCATGGCGTTGCTGGTGAAAATCCAACTGCTGAACAACTTACACATTGGACAGAATATTCTGGCAAATGGCAGAGTGACAAGCCGAATGGGTTGGGAACTATGAAACTCATGCGGGCAGATGGAAAAACTATTTGGGAGTGTGAAGGCGATTGGGTCAATGGGCAACTATCAAGAACAACTGTGATACAAAATTAGAGTGTTGTGGAGAATAAACCTATTTTTTTAAGTAGGATCATTATTTCTAATACATTCGATTTGGAATTTTACAAAATAAATTTGATTACCTATTATTTCTATAAATAAAAATAGTTCAAACAAGACATGGCCAGCACAAATAGAGACGAATTATCAAAATTGACACAAGAAGAAAGGGAGCGTCTTCTCCTGGAAAGAGAAGCGGCACTTGACCAGAGGACAAAAGAAAATGATGAAAGGGAAAAAGATCTCCGTAGAAGGGAGAATTCATTTGAGAGAGCAAACTTGGATCAGGAATGGGCCGAATTAGTCGACGAACAGGCAAAGTTTTATAAAACTGGACCTGGCTTGACTTGTTTAGATATTGCTGAAAAAAAAGAGAGGTTGGCTAGGAAAAAACAACAGCTTAAACGCTTACAGCGTCATCTTAAAGCTTGGGAGCAAGATCTCAGACTAGGTGTCGTTTATCCGTGCTATACTCCCACATTCAGATGTAAATACTGTGGACAAGACATTACTAGAAGTGGAGGAAGTAGGGATCCAAGCACAAATATTCCAAGCACGGACGAATTTTCGGAAGATTCTGACGAATAAATATGACCATGACAACAGGTAATTATGTGTATTATTTTTTATATGCTACTATTACATATTAGAATTTATGAAAAAATCTAATTGAATAATATTTGAATCGAGAATAACACCTTTAAAATTATATTTGATTTTTAATAGAGATAATATCTCGTCTTTAATTGCGTTATAATGTGAACAACCTAATACTACACAATCACAATCTGAAATAAATTCCTTTTGTTGGCGTAATATGTTAAGTGATTTAGAATAACTTGTTCCTTCTTCAAGTTCTTTAGCTAACAATGGAAATGATACATACTTGATTATTATATTACTCCTGTTTAAAAATCTATGATGCCATCCTACTTTCTCTGTTAATGGTGTTGACAAAATTAATATATTTTTAAATATATTTTTTTGCTGTATATATAAACAAATAGGTATAATAGGCTCGTATATTTTGATTCTATTTATAATAAAATTATTTAGAAAAAGAATATCTATAATACAAGATGAAATACTATTACATGCTATTATAATAGCAAAAACATATGTATTATTAAATGTATGTAATATAATTAATAATATTTTCACGAATATAATCTAGACTATACGTAGTTATCATATTTTCAAATGGTTTTACAAATTCACATTGTAGGTTTGTGTTTACATACCTTATTCTAAACTTTTTCATAAAATCTTTACCTCCTAATCCTGAATCAATAATTATTAATTTCATTATATTATTAAACAATATATAGTATTTTTGTTTTTTAATAAATATGTCATAAATGCCAAAAATAATGATAAAAATAGTTATACAATTTGTTTTAAATCTAAGTTGATACAAAATGAATTAAAATGGATAATATGAATAGGAATCAAAAAAAACAGTTTTTACTACACTACTAATATTAGATATATGACTTGACCCTGTTTATCATTAGTAATAATCTTGAAACATCTTTTTTGCTTCACCATAAACGGGGTCGTCTTCATTAATTGTCAACTCGACAGCTTGATACAAATCAGACCTACCGATATTCGGATAAAAGTGTTTAGTAATCATTTCTGGACAGAAAATGCCGAATGCGTAGAGAACGAATTCCAATCCTAGATTGAAAAATTCAATCAACTTCAGTAACAGCGCGCGATAGAAAATCAAACTAGGAAATGCGTATTTATGACAAATAAGCTGACGGCAAGCAATATTAACTTCAAAGAGCTGTTTTGCCAAAATGGACTTGTCAATTTTTTCTATGGCCTTATCACACTTGGCCAAAAGGTCTCTCTGAACAATTACCATAAGTTTAGTAACCATTTGAATCCAGAATGAGAACTCCTTAAGAGGGGACAAATCAATAATCACTTCATTACCATTGAACTCTCTGTATGAAAATTGTGTTTGTCCATCATTTATTTGAGTCTGGACTTGGTCGGTTCTCAAAAAGTCCTCATAGGGAACAACGCACTTGTTCAAGGTCTCGTCCAACTTTTTCCATTGACTTTCATTGTTTATTAGACTAATGAGCAGTTTTTTACACGATTCCATTGGAATATCTGGAATATCAACAATTGTTTTTTTCCAGAAATTTTTTAAAACACTAGAGTCTTTGTTATATTCTTCAATCTTTGAATAGAACCTGTCTACATCTTGTTTATACTTATTTCCACAGATCACAAAATTCCGATAGACACTTTTGATGTTTCTAACGCAATTTTTTTTCCCCTTCTTAGAAGGAGCAGATACTACGTTAGCTACTAGTTTAGCAGGGATCTTTCCTGTCATTGAACGTGTCGTTACTACCATTCTTGTTCTAACCTTAACTAATTTGTATATAATAATTAAAAGACAATCAATTTTTTTATTATCAAAAAAAAGTTTATTGAAGTTTACTAACAAAGTTTATCCACGCACATTGTTGATTTCATCATCATTTTCGTTCCAGTAAGGGATGATGTTGTTCTCCGGGTCGTTGTCCATTTCTTGTTGGAAGTAGTAAGCCAAATCGTATTGATTGTTGACTGGCGGCGGTGGGATTGCGACTTCCTGCTGTTCGAGTTCAATAAACGGTCTCGCTCTGCCATGAATAACTGATGTAAAACCTGGTTGAAAATAGTCTCTGATCAAACCTTGCGCCTCATTGTGATTTTGAACAAAGCCAATCATCTCAACCTCAGACAAATACTCAACCAATGTGTAAGGACTTTCATCAAACACATTGGTCATAGCTTGATGAACTGGATCTCCGTATGAAAATGAGGTTGTAAGGATATCTCCATCGGAAAACTGTCTGTGTGGAGAAATATAAATCATCAAAACAGCACGATGGATGCCGGTTTCATGATTTACTTCTCTGAGTAGAGAAACAACAACCTCACCGAAAAAATTGCCATATCCCAATTCGGCGAGATTGATTAGATTCCGGATATTTGCCGGGGGATTCATAATGTAATCCCTTTCGTTTGACCCTGCTGGAAAGATCTCACTCAGTTGGTCCCAAGTCGCCCAGCCATCAATTTGAGTCGATTGAACCTCGTGAATTTGATGATGTGTATAATAGTCAGCAACATTGTTGATAAGGCTATCCCTGTAGCGGCGCTGCTCTCTCACGAAATTGGAGCGGTTGTGCTCCCTAACATTGTCCATATGTTGGTTAAATAATCTCTGTAAAGCCAATCTGTCCATGAAAACGCACTATTTTATAGTATAATGATTAGAGACTATCAAATTTTTTTAGGAATATAGTAACTATAACAATGATAATAAATAGAATTGGTAACTTAAAAAAAAATATTGGATTTTTTTTGTTTTCAAAATGTTCATCTAGACACTGTTGAATATCTATTCCAGGGACACTATATCCTTGTAAAATTCCAGTAAAAGCATTAGGATTTAATTCTGTGGCAGTATTTAATAAACTAGGAATCAATCCATTCATGTTTTCAATATAACCCATTTTTAAACCAGGACTATTATCAAGATATACATATTTTCCTTTATAACATACATCACCTAACCAACTATATTTTTTTTTTTTACAATCTGCTTCATTATCTTTTGTTTTACAAAAGCCCGTTTGAGCAAAATAGCTACTACTGCCTCTACCAGTTGTAGGTTTATTAAAAAATGGGTCATTATAAGGTGGAGATTGATAACTTGCTACTAAATTTAATCCTAATCCATATTCTTTGGCAGTAATTTGTCTATTTTTTTCCATTTGTTCAAGAGCCTGTTTAAGTATATTTATTTTATTAGCATTTTCGATAGGATTTTGTTTTAATACAATGATTTGTTTTTTTAAATTAAAATAAACATCTTTGAATGGATTATTACTCATGGGTTGGTCACTAATACCAGCGCGACTATTATCACCTGGATTTGGGGCCATAAGTAAGCTATTTAATTGTTTAATAAGAATTCCTATATTTGTTACGAGTGCTTGAACATTTCCACTACGGTCTATTCCGAGATTAACTGGATTATAGTTATTTTTAACATATTGTTGATAATCCCATTGTAAATTTATCCATGGATAAACTCTTGGTCCTAATAAATCTGCTAACCATCGTTCTTTAACTACATTTTTACACCAACCATTAAAATTTCCCCCTAATTGGTCACATTTAGCTGTATTATCCCATAACTTATTCATAAGGATATATTATAGTGGAGAGAAATATTTGCTATATCTTAAATTATTCATTTCTACATCATCGATTGGTTCACTAATAATTTGTTCAAATGTCTTATTTTGTGTTAAAAAACAATCGATAAAGTTGATTGAATACATACCACATTCTGTATTTAAAAATTGGTGTTGAATACAGTTTTTGAACCCCTTAAAAGACATATCCGTTACTATATTACTTTTTATATCAGTATCAAATGTAAAAAAGAACAAATGATCTTTTTGAACAATATCAACAACATTTGCTCTATTCGTTTCGTTGCCAACAACTTTAATACTTGATAATAAATTATTAATAGCAATATTCATATTACTATTTACCCAATTAAAAACAAATTGGTCTATATTTAATTTTTTATCATCTATATGACGTATTAATTCCTCTAATCCTGGTATAATAGCATAATGTTCTTTTTTAGATATATCAATCATATGTAATACACTGCTAATTATTTTACCAGTTAATTCATAATTATCTACAATTTGAATATTATATTTGTTTTCTATTGGAAATAAAAAACAAAATCTATACAGGATAAAATTATTATTTTTTATTAAATAATTACATATTTCTGTAATACTAATTTGCTGATTTACTATTTGAAATGGAAATGGTTTCTCATCTAAAGTTAGTTTATTTTCAATAATAAGTGTATTGCCTTGACTAATCATTCTACTAACAAGATTAATTATTTCATTAGGTAAACTTCTAGCTACACTATCATAGTAATATACTTCAGCCTTTTTTAGGTCCGAATACAAAGCAGTCCAATGACTTCCACTTTGATAATGACGATCAAGATTAAAAACGGACCCTAATTTATAAATATTATTAGTAACATAATTCTCTAATTCTAGTGAACATAATTTTCTATCAACACATACACTATTATTTAAAATTGTGTCAAAATCGATAGGTGTAACCGTTAAAAATTTAAAATCACTAAATGCTTCATTATACTGGTTAAGTATTTCTAATATATCATATGTATTTAACCAGGTTTTTTTATCTTTTAACCATTTTTCAGGAACATTTGGTCTAAATTTTTTTTTTATTTTACTTTTTATTTCTTTAAAAATATTAGCTTGATGTAAACAATAGTCCTTATCACAATTGATTTCCGTTTTTAAATTTTTTAGTAATAAGTCTATTTTTTCATTCAAACCTAAGTCCGTATTTATTTTTGTGGAATTTGTTTGATTATATATATTTACCATTTCATTAATAAGTTCTTCATCCAGACAACTGTTTTCAGGTCTATTTTTTGTTAATAATTGTTTCGGGCTACAATAAGACATATATTTGTAAGTAATAAATTTTTTATAAACTTATTAATATAAAAATAAGCCAAATAATTAATTTATAGAATAATAATATAAAGAAATGGAAAAACCTTTATTATTAGACACTGCACAAACCACTAAAGGGTCGTTCGTAGAGGCTTTAGATAAAATCACTCAAGTTCCTAGTCCAATTTGTAATAATAATAGCACTCGTATTTCATTTGGTGAAAATGGTCAGGCTGAAATATCATTAGATGAAATGTGTAAAACCGTAGAAGGTTCTCTCGTAGCAATATATGGTGGACTTTTACGAGATAGTAACATGACAAAAGTGTCTAGTCTACTGTCGTCTTTTATGAAGAGTCTAGAAGACTTAGACACTAACAAGCGTGCTGAATATGCGCGTTATTTATTATGTCTTATTTTTTATACACGTGATTGTCGTGGTGGAAAGGGTGAACGTAATATTTTTCGTATTCTATTTATAGAAAGTTATAAATATTTCCCCAAAACAGTTGAAGCACTTGTTCAACATATTCCATACTATGGTTATTGGAAAGACTTGAATGAAATATTATTGGCAATATGTATTGAAGATTATAATTTATTTGCGAATTTACGTAATATAATCTATTCTATTATGGCAGATCAATTAAGAATTGATAGTGATAATTACAATTTGTTTATGTCAGACCAAAAATTAGCTGTTGAACGGGGTGAACCATTTCATCAAAAGTTACAACTTACTCTATTAGCAAAATGGATTCCGAAAGAAGGTAGTAGTTATGACCGTAAAATAAAGGCTGCTAAAGAGATAGCTATTCGTATATTTCCAGCAGAATTTAAAACTGATTTTCGTATGGCATTAAAGTCTTATCGTAAAATGATTTCGGCTCTTAATAAAGCTATTCATACAACAGAAATATTAATGTGTCAAAAGCGTTTTAGTGAAATTCAGTTTAAATTGGTTCCGGGTAAATGTTTAACTAAATACCGTAGGGCTTTTCTGAATCAATCATTACATGGAGAAAAAGAACGTTATCCAGATGATAAAGACCGTATCGATTGTAGAGAAAATTTAATAAAATTTATGGATGATATTAAAAACGGTAAAAAGAAGATTAATGCGAATCAACTATTTATTCATGAAATTGTTGAAAAATACTATTATCATATTTTGGATAAACATAAACTTTCAAGTGAAGAAATTGAACTATATGAATTATGTTGGAATGAAATCACAAAAGTGTACCAGGAACAAATTAATCGTGGAGAAATTTCTTTACAAAATGGAATTATTCTTTCTGATGTTAGCGGATCCATGGAAGGTATTCCAATGTTTGTTTCAATAGCATCCGCAATATTTATAAGTAATTTAATTCATGATCCTTTTCGTGATCGTTTTTTAACATTTGATACAAATCCACAATGGTATGTCATAGATCCAACTCTCAAACTTATTGATAAAGTTAGATTAGTTATGAATAGTCCTTGGGGGGGTTCTACTAATTTTGAAAAGGCTATGAATTTGATTTTAGATACTGCCAGAGCTTATAATTTAAGTCCAGATGAAATGCCAAAATGGTTTCTTATTATTAGTGACATGCAGTTTGACAATGCGAATAGCAGTAATAAATGGGAAACGATGCATGAACATATTCAAGACCGTTTTACTAGTGTTGGTATGAAAGTATGTGGAAAACCATATCATATGCCTCACATTATATATTGGAATGTGCGTGGGAATACAAATGGACTGCCTGTTATTAGTAGTCAATTAGGATGTCAATTAATTTCCGGATATAATATTTCAATCCTAAAGGAAATTTTTAAGCATCAAGACCTAACTAAAATATCTCCCTGGACAAGTTTAGAATCAAGTCTTAATAATACACGGTATGATTTAGTTCGAAAGACCGTAGCTAGTATTGCTGAAAAACCTTATTTTGATTATTTTGCTAGACAGGAACCAGAACTTGTAGAAGAGACGGAACCTATAAAACCTTCTACTGGATTATTTAGTTATATTTCAAGCTGGTTTAAATTATAATATTAAAAAATATTTTGATAATATTATTTAATCATTTATATGAAACAAAACAATAGATATTATAATAATTTGGAATATAATTTTATAATATTAGAAAGTCAAATAGTAAATGGAGGAAAGGGTCTATTTTCTGAAGAATATATAAAAAAGGGTAGTTTTATAGGATATTATGATGGATTTTGGTCATATGATAAAAATACAGAATCAAGTTATAAATTTTATATCAATGATAAAATCTGGATAGATATTGATAAAAATAATAAACCTTTTTCAAGCATAATAAATGATTCTTATCGAACTGATTTTATAAATAATGTAGAATATCTATATACTCTTTCAGAAATAGAAAGACTCAAAATAACTAAAAAAAATTGTTTATATTATAATCCTAGTAAAATGATAAAATTATATGCTAAAAGTGATATTTTTCCGGGTAATGAGTTATTTTTTGGTTATGGGGATAGTTATTGGAAATCTTGGTAAAATATATAAATAAGAATACTTCAATAATATATATATGTATTATCAAATAGTAAATACTACTAATTTAGCATACCTTTATAACTATTTGAAAACTAAGAAACATACTACATATCCTATTCAAAATAATACAATACTAAAAATTAAAGAATACACTGAATTAGATTTTTACATTATTATTCACAATAATGTTCACTATTACTATTGTAACAATATTAACTCTTTTATTCAAAATCTAAACAATACTTATTTAGATAAAATCTATGAAAAACACAAAGAAGAATTTATAAATTTATGTAATGTAATAGATGTAATAAAAGAAGATGATGATGAGGAATATATAATAAATGTGTATAAGGGATATGATTATCTTAAATCAATTGTTCAACATCCATTCTATTTTACAGATCAATTTGAACAGATTGAATACAATTATGATATTTTTACATTACTAAAATAATATTATCTTTTTCAAAATATGAATTATGATAATAATATTTTTTTTTCATATATAACAAATGGAACCTTTTTTTATATTCACAACGATAATTATTGTATTAGGATGTTTAATTATAATATGTATTAAACTAGCAAAGTATCTAGAGTCAACATAATAATTTCTCTTTACTTAAAAAAATAAAACTATATAATATTAATCTTATAAGTGTTAATTATGAAATTTATTGCTGGTGAAATTGCACATAACAGTATAGAAAAAAAAATGTTAGTAGATGAATATTTAGACTATCATCGACTATTAGTAAGTAAAAAAATAGGTGATAAAAATGTAGTATTACTACAAAATGGTATGTTTTATGAATTATATAATTATCGGTGTCATGATGGTCCAGACCTTTTTGCCATGGCTGATTTATTAGGATGTCAACTGGCTAGAAAAAATAAAGAAATAGAAGAAGTGACCCGTAATAATTATGAAATGGTAGGTTTTCCTATGCACGCACAACAAAAATTTATAAATATATTACTACAAAATGGATATACAATTGCTATATATAATCAAGATGATAACGGTAAAAAGAATGTATCACGTAGTCTTGAACAAATTATAAGTCCTAGTACATGTTTAGACTATACAAATAATTATGATCATAATTATTTAATGTGTATATATTTAGAACCACATCGTAATCAAAAAGATGAATTTTATATTTGTTCTTATAGTTTTATAGATTTATCAATAGGTAATAATTATGTATATGAAACAAGTAGCCGTAAAGGTGATTTTCAATATGGTATAGACAAATTGTATAGAGTTATAAAGTCATATAATCCAAAAGAATTATTAATCTATATGAATAAAGAATATTTAACAAATGGGGATGCTTTTTATACAAAGGAGAAGTTAATTATAGATTTAGACATTGAAATTGATGGTAGATTGGCTCATTTTCGGGAAGAAAGTATTCCAGCTAATTATTTTAAAGTTAGTTATCAAAATAGTTTTCTAGGTAGTATTTTTCCGCAAACAGGTATGCTTACACCTATTGAATATTTAGATTTAGAAAAATATCCATCGACAGTAGTTTGCTATATGTTATTATTAGAATTTGCTAAGGAACATCGTAATGATATTATTCAAAAAATAAGTAGACCTGTATTATTAGAAAATCAAGATAATCTCATACTTACACAAAATTCGATATATCAACTTAATATTGTTCCAGATAAAAATGCTAATGGTAAATCAGTTTGTCTACTAAATTTATTGAATAATTGTAGCACAGCATTTGGAAAACGGCTGTTTCGTGAACGTTTATTAAATCCTATATACAATAGTGATAAACTTAATGGTAGTTATGAACAAGTTGATATTTTAAAACATAATTATAAACCTCTCGAAGAAATGCTTAGTAAAATATTAGATATGGAGCGTCTTAGTCGGCGTTTATCATTAAAAATTTTATCACCAATTGAATTTAACAATTTTCACTATAGTTCCATTCAAATAATGTGTGTTATTGATTGGATAGTTACAAACTATTCAAATTGGATAAATAATGATATTGAAAAAAATATTATTGCTTATAAAGATTTTATTAGATATTACACTTCAAAAATAGATATTCACAAATTAAATAGGTATACTATGAAAGGAATAGAACGTTCTATATTTATTGAAGGAGTATATCCAGAAATTGATAAACTTGATATCGAAATTGAAATAAATAAAAGAGCAATTGAATTATTAGCACAAGAACTAAGTAGTTATATTGAGCAATCAGCTGGAAAACAACCAGATACAACACTTGTTAATGTATGTCAAAATGATAAAGAGGGCTATTATTTAGAAATGACTCAAAAACGGTGTAATAGTATGTGTGATAGATTAAATAATCGGTTACTTACTATAAATGTTGAAATCGGATCTTATGTAGAAGAATTTAAAGTAGAAACGAAGGATTTAGTCTATCATAATAATAGTGGTTCTAGTAAGACTACTTATATTAGCGGAAAACAAATTAAGCGTTGGAGTGATAAAATAGATGAAAATAAAAAAAAAATGACAGTTTTAGCAGGAGAATGCTATCGTAAAATCTTAGAAGAAATAGATAATCAATATCATATAGTTATTAAAAAAATGATAAGTTTTATTGGTGAAATTGATATTATCAAATCGCATGCTAAAAATGCTATTTTATATAATTTAGTAAAACCTACGATTAAAGAGAGTGAAAATAGTTATATTAATGTACATGGATTGCGACATCCGATTGTAGAGGCGGTTCAAACAAAAACCCCGTTTATTGCGAATGATATTAAATTGGGAATAGATGAAATAAATATGATATTATGTTATGGTTATAATGCTGTTGGAAAAACTACAAAACAAAAAGCTATTTGTATAGCAATTATAATGGCACAATCAGGTGGTTTTGTTGCGGCTAGTGAAATGGATTATAGTCCCTATCAATATATTTTTACAAGAATAAGTAATGTTGATAATTTACTAAAAAATCAGAGTAGTTTTATGGTAGAAATGACTGAATTAAAATATATTTTGAAACATGCCGATAAAAATAGTATGGTATGTATTGATGAACTGGTTGCTAGTACAGAACGGTTTAGTGGAATAGCACTAGTTGCCAGCACTATATTAGAATTAGATAGACGAAATTGTAGTATGTTTATGGCAACACATCTACATGAATTATCTAAAATGGAAATCATTACAAATGTAAGTAGACTTAAAATAGTTCATCTAGAAGTTTATTATGATGCTAATAGTAGAACATTAATTTATGATAGAAAATTACGTGAAGGTCCTGGAACAGGTTTATATGGTTTAGAAGTAGCCCGATTTTTAGAATTAGATAATAAGTTTATGGATACTGCTTTTGAAATTCGTAATACTATATTAGGCAATGATATAAAAGTATTTCACACAAAACAGAGTAATTATAATCATAATTTATATTTATCCAATTGTCAATTATGTGGATATAAACCAGTTCATCAAACGGATATACCATTAGAAACACATCATATTCATTTTCAATGTAATGCGGATAATAATGGAAATTTTGTAGAATTAGGTTTTCATAAAAATGTAGAACATAATCTTGTAGTTTTATGTAGAGATTGTCATCAAAAAGTTCATGAAGGTTTTAAAGAAATTAAGGGATATATTGCTACTGGAGAAGGTCCTAAATTAGAAACAATTACACATGACAAGCCAATCACTTCAACCGAAACGAAAATTAAGCGTAAAAAATTTTCAGATGAACAAATACAAATCATTAAAAATTTTGTAAGTTCGAACCAACAATTAAAAAAAAAAGATATCATTTATCAATTATCTATTAAAAACGGAATAACACTTGATTATAAATTATTATCCAAAATAATTGAAAATACATATTAATCAATATTTAATTTTAGGTACATTTCAAAATTATATATATTTTGAAGTGTATGTATAAGTTTTTGAATCAGTGAGTATGTTGTGTTATTTTCTAAACTATATTCTAATCCATATCTTAATTCAAATGGTAGATATTGTAAACAATCTTTATATTCATTGCTAAACCATTGAAATAATAAATCTATTGATAATTTACGTGTTTCGGGATTAAGATATAATTTTTTCATTGAATTTTTAAAACTAGTAGACACTTTTAAATTATTCCAATTATAATTATCGATTACTTCATTCATATTGTTTTTACGATACATAAAATCTAAGAAATATGCTGTAGATAATAGTTCTTTTTTTATGCGCTTATATACAATCCATCCAATTTGTAGTTTTTTATTTAGGTCAATTTCATTATTATATACATTATAGATGTCACTTGTAGGTATATCTAAGGGATTAAAAATCTGTGGTAGTCCGTTTTTAATAGTTATATGAATATTAGATAAAAAGTTACTAGGCGAAAAACAACCAAAATATGCGCCAAAATATAATGAATATAATACTTGATTATAAGGCGAAATATCAGCCAGTGCTTCTCTAACAGGTTCGAGTGTATGTCCTGAAAAACTTTCAGTAATTAAAATACTATCAGTACTTAATACATGACTTACTAAATTTGTAAATAAATCCAGCGTAAAATGAGTTGGCACAAAAGAATTTTCAACTACATCATACTCAATAATATTATTAGAATGTATTACAAATATTTCTAAGGATGGATAGACTACTTTATAACCTGGTATTGATGTAAAATTTATTTTATGGATTGGCTGTGTTTTTTGAATACTTTCTAAATAAGTTGGATTTTGAAGATTTTTATCTATTAAGATTATTGTTTTTTGATATTTACAATTTGATATACAATATGGATATTGTTGATTTTCTAAGCTAGTATCATCAATCCATATACCTTCAGCAGTTCCAATTCCTACATAATAAATACTAGGTAAACTTGATAAATGTTGATACAATTCTTCCATAATTTTTTTTATATTATTTTAAATATTATCTTCAATTTTTTAATATTCTTATAAAAAAAATTGAATAAATAATACAGTTTAAAGTAAAGAAAAAGTATGTTAGGCAAACGGATATATGAATGTATGATAGAACGGGGACTAAATCCGGTTGAAATATTGCGTAATCTAGACATAGATTTTCTAGAAGATATTGAAGAAACAGATATAGA